GGTGGTATTATGTACAAATCCAGAACAGGATCCGTTGTTGATTGGGGAAAGTATCTTCCGAATAATCTTTACCGGAACGAGACTTACAGCGTGCAGGGTACGTCGAGACGTTTGACGTGCCCTTATTATAATGCTGATGAGTTACTGACCACTGCTTATAAGAGCGGTCCGTACTCAACCCCTATGGGTCTTCCTCCTGCAGGTACACAGCAGGAAACGTTTTGGAGCACTGAGCGGAAAAGACCTCTCATGAACGATTGTAGCCATAGTAAGGTCAACGTACCCTTTAATTATTTAGTTGGGTATATTGCTCGTACGAATTATTGGCCACAAGTTTATCCATCCGTGCGTAAAGCTTGGATGAGTCGTTCTGTACCTGAGAAGCCTGAAAAGGCCACCGCCAGTGATTTCACCAGAGCCCGTGCTTGGGCCTCTATGCAACCACGTTTTGAGTCTGATTTCCAAGCGCTCAATTTCCTTTTCGAGCTCAAGGATTTCAAAGACGTGGCACCCCAACTTGGTAAGATATTACTACCTACCAAGCCTGTAGGCAAGCTCCTTCGGGATCTTGCTAAAGGGAGAAATGGAGTGGCAGAAGTAAAGGATCGCTTCAAAAGAGCAACTAACCGTCCTGTTGGTAGTCATACAGCTGGACAAGCGTTCCGTGAGATATCCACGGGATCCAAAGCACTTGCAGGTTCCTGGCTCATGAATGCTTTTGCGATACAGCCCTTACTTCAGGACTACGCAGCATTCACTGCAGCTATGCAATCCACTGTCACCGACGCTTTTAACAAATTCAGAAGCGAAGGTGAGAGACCTCAAAAGTCTCATTACAGTGAAGTGCTACGGGACGAATCGGAGTATTATTCATCTGATTCAAATTATCCTGGTGGGGAAGTTTGGCTAGTGAAGAAAATAAAGTTCACAGCCACATTGCATTATTTGTACAACTATGCGATGATTTCCTTCCAAGAAATGTTCCGTAAGTACTGGGGCCTGACGGGGACTGCCGAGGAGTTTTGGAATATGATTCCATTCTCATGGCTTCTGGACTACTTCTTCCAGATCGGCAAAGCCCTACGGTACACTGATGTCGACAAGAATCTCGACCTTCAGTCTTTAGATTACGCTGAATCCCATTTAGTATATGCTGGGAAAGTAAGCGGAATTCGCAGGACCTCTGATCCCTGTAGTTCCATAATCGACGGAAAATTACAACCCGTCGATTCGTGGATGCCTGTACAAGGCTACTACAGCTCCGACTATAACCGCGTAATCACCCAACCGATGAAAGTCGGGTTGATTGTACCGAAATTTAAGGTGCCGTCAACGGGACAGTGGTTAAATGTCGCCGCATTAGTGAGGACAATGGTTTGATTGACTCCATCCCAATAACGGGCGCCTTCGCGAGGCGTTAAATCCGCTTTATATATATAGGAGAAAAGTCCCATGCCTCTAATTCCTACACCTGCCACCATTTCAGATGGCACAAGCAATCACATTTATACCCTTCAATCATCTAAGACTGAGGGTAAGTCGATGGTCACTACTTGGAAGGAGCTCGCAGCCTCGGCCGCAGAAAACTCTACTTTTAAGTCCAAGTACATCGAGGGACCGACTGTCCTCCGCAATGTCGCCCAAGGGAACAAAGCGTTGGAAATCACAGACGGTAGCCGCACTTTGGCCACTATCAATATCTCTGCTGTATATCATACTCAGCATGATATTGCCGAATTAGAACTTCTCGGCAAGACGGTGATCAATGCGACATCCCAGGCAAACTTCTGGTCGAACTTCTTTAACCAGATGTAGCCATGATTCGCTTGCAACGGTTGCTTAGACGAATAACAGACGTGGGCTGGAGATCTGGGTTATGCCTAGACCGAAAAGCCAATCTGGTAATGCGAATAAGCACTTCACTGATGCCCCGCGCGATGCGGGCTCAATGGAGAAAACTTCTAAACGAGAACATGACACCAACATCCTCAGCTTCGCTAAGGATTATTTTGATTCATTGTTGGTTGATGTTCATAACGATCTGCATATGTTCTATAGCTGCGCTGACTCTACTCGCGATCGTCGCACTATTTCTAGACGAATCGATAACGAGGGAATTACTTTTATCACTACAGTCTTACCAACCTTAATCAATGATTTTCTTATTGATCTAGAGGGAGGTCAAGCTGACTATTCAGGCTTTCGCACCGGAATACGGAACTACCCCGTGTTTCTAAGGAGGCTGTTCGCAATAGTGATGAATGACAGTTATACTGCAGAAGTCCAGGCTCGCGCTTTTCACGGCATATACAGCTTGTCGTGTGCTTTTAAGAAGCTGCGGGGAAATCCGGACGAAGACCGTCATCAAGAACAGTATGATGACTTTGTTAAGGTTGATGCAGAGATAGGGGCTATTAATTTTGAAGACCCCGAGTTGAAGCCATACATCGACTCCATCTCTACACAGTGGACATCCTTTGCATCTGACATCAATTTGGATGATAAAGAGTGTATACCTCGACCTGGCCCTGGGGCCACGGTTGGGTCCTTACCAAAACACATGCGCTACGCGCCACGTGTGTGGTTTAAACAATTGGAAAACGTCTTCCCTATGGTTGAGTGGTTCTATACAACGCCATGGGAGGCCGTTACCAATAGTCGCGAAACCCATCGACTCCTCAACACTATCGAGGAGGCTCCGTACAGCGAATATCTCCTTGTACCTAAAACGTACATTAAATGGAGAGGAATCTGTAAGGAACGCAACGAGGTACAGTTTTTACAACAGGCACTTAGACGTCTGTTGACAGTGCACATCAAGCGGAAATTAAGTAACTATCTCCCCTTAGATGATCAAAGTGTTCATGGTAAAAGAGCACTCCTAGCTTCTAGAGATCGCGAAGATGCGACGATAGACGAAAGCGAAGCGTCCGATAGAATTGCACGGATACTCGTCTCGAAAATGGCTAGTGGCACTCCGGAATTACTGGAGGCACTGTTGGCTGTAAGCACAAGAAAAGTGCGTAAACCTAAGTGGGCCTCAGGTAGCGAATACATTAGTACAAACAAATTCGCTCCAATGGGGTCAGCTGTTTGCTTTCCTGTCATGTCGTTATTGCACTTTTTCTTAATACGTGCAATCATACTAATCAACTGTAACGACATTGGATTCCTAGAACGTAAGGAACTCTGTAAACGTGTAAGTGTCTACGGCGACGACATTGTTTTACCGTCCGCCGTTGTGCATCACGTTTACAAGTGGCTGCCAAGGTTTGGCATGAAGATTAACCAAACCAAGAGTTTTGTTCAGTCACATTTCAGAGAGTCCTGCGGAGTGCATGCTTATAAAGGCATTAATGTTACCCCGGTATACATTAAGTATACTAATTTATCCTTCACTGTAGAGGCGCGAGAGAAAACTTTAGCGTCCCTTATTGCCAATGAAGCCACCTGTTATAACTATGGGTGGGGACAAACCGCAATGTTCCTACGGAGATATATCGATGCTAAGTGGAAGAAACTTCCATATGTGTCGAATACATCTCCGATAGTCGGATATCTCCGACCTCCTGACTGTTCACACTTGACAAATTTCGCCAATCTGAATCGGCGTAGTGTGAGTAAAAGGTGGGACCGTTTTATGCAGTCATTCAAATATAGGCTGGAATGCTGGCACACGGCCGAGGAAGAGGGTGTCATACCCTCCGATTCTGAGGCTTACTTGCGGGCTTTCTGTCTAAATCCATCTAGACCTGTTAGGTACAGATGGGATCTTAGAAGGGGTCTAATTTCTCCTTTTAGGATGGATGATAATGTTAAACGAGTGAAAGACAAAGCCCTTCGTCTTCAAACGCGACGGGTGCCGCTGTTCGAGTCAGAGATCGGACCGTACGGAAACGCACGGCTTTTCTCAACCCATTGAACAGTTGTTGGGGAGTCTGCTTGCATCTAAGACGCAGCGATCTAATGGTAGCGGGGCCGGCCGATAGGTTACGCCGGTCCTGCGAAAGAACAAAACCATTAGTGAGGGTCTACTCCGTGATGTTCTCGGAGAGATATGCGC